ATGATATAGTTACAATGTTTGCTCAGGCATATTCTAAAAAGAAACCTACCTTGCTTGCACAACAAGGATCTAATGTTAAGATTAAACTAAAGAAGAAGAATGGCAAAAAAGCATTTAGAAAATAAACATATAAGAAAGCCACCAAAGAAACGAAGAGGCAGACACACTAAGCGTGTAAATAAACACAAGACTTATAAACCATACGTTGGTCAAGGAAGGGTATGATACAATTATTATTAATCAAGTTAAGCAACTGGTTAATTGGTGAGCCTGTTAAAAAGAAAAGACGTATAGTAAAATTTAAAAAGGTTATAAAAAAATCAAAGAAGTTTATATGATTAAAGTTAAAATTAGCAAATGTATTTTTTGGTTATCAAGAGGATTCTGTTCTTTACTCAAACAATGTAAGTGTGTTAAGATAAATGAAAATGACTACAACCCATTTAGAGAGAAATTATAATGGTTAAAAAAATGTATCAAAATCCAAGTGGTGGATTGAACGCTGCTGGTCGTGCTTACTATAAACGTACAGAAGGTTCTAATCTTAAATCTCCTGTCAAATCTGGCGTGAACCCAAGACGAGTTTCTTTTGCTGCGAGATTCGGTAGCATGAAAGGATCATTACTTTCTAAATCAGGAGAACCAACACGTTTGAAATTGGCATTGCGTGCCTGGGGTTTTAGTAACAAAGAAGAAGCCAGAGCTTTTGCTGCAAGACATAAAAAGAAATAATGGCTAAGAAAAAGTTTATATTGAAAAGTGTAGGCTTTTGTAAATCTTGCAACATAGAAGTTATTAATACAGATTCATTTGTTATATTTGCAGATAGAACTTGTCAGCATACAAAGTGCTACGAAGAATCAGAAACAACAAGACAAAACAATTTAAAAGAAAGACCAGTGGCTAATCAAGATAGCGAAAAGCGTATGCAAATGTATATTGATTATCTAAAGACTAAGAAGTGTAGACATAAATATGCTAATGAATAAAAAAGAATATCAAAAAGAATATCAAAAAAAATATCGTTTAAAAAATAAAAAAAAAATTAGAGAATATAGAATACATTATTGTTTAAACAATAAAGATAAAATAAAAAAAACAAATAAATTATATTATTTAAATAATAAAGACAGAAAAAAAGAAAATAATAGATTATATTGTTTAAATAATAAAAATAAAATAAAAGAAATTAACAGAATATATCGTTTAAATAATATTAATAAGATAAAAAAATATTATTTAAATAATAAAGAAATTATAAAAAATAAAGTAAAAGAATATAATTTAAAAAATCCTCATATTAAAAAAGCTAGCAAAGCTAAAAGAAAAGCATCAGAATTAAGAGCCACTCCTAAGTTTGCTAATCTTAATAAGATAAAAGAAATATATAAGAACTGTCCCAAAGGTTATCATGTAGATCATATAATTCCATTAAACAATAAGAATGTGTGTGGCTTGCATGTAGAATGGAACTTGCAATACTTAACTGCATCTGATAATCTTTCTAAATCAAACAAACTAATTTATTAATATGCCATTAAATGCAAAAGGTAAAAAGATTTTAGCAGCAATGCAAAAGGAATATGGAAAAGAAAAAGGTAAAGCTGTATTCTATGCTTCAGAGAATAAAGGTGTAATCAAAGGTATAAAGAAAAAAGGAAAGTCGTTATTATCATAATGAAAGAAGGTTATCACAAAACTAAAGAAGGTAAGATGGCTAAGAAAGGTTTGTATTACAATATAAACCAAAGAAAGAAAAAAGGTATCAGTAGATCAAAAGAAGATTCTACAATTTCTAAGAAGTCTTATAAAAGTTTATTAGCTGGTTTCAAAGACTAAACTTCGTTAGGATTAATTCTTTACGTTATCCATCACATACTTATATCTATTCCAAATAACATTCTCTGGTTTCCAGAAGTGCTGCTTGTTAATTTTCATCTTAACATGGTGCATCATTGTGGTGTGATCTCTGTTACCAAGTAATACACCTATCTTTGTGAATGGCATATCATACTTATCTCTTAATACATTTATTAATATGGATCGTGCAATCACAGCAGATTGAACTCTAGTTTGTGCAATGATCTCATTCACATCTATGTTTAATTGATTGGCAACGATTGCAAGTATTTCTTTTACATTCTCAGGGACCACAACATCATTGATGGTTACATACTTAACCACTTCTTTAACAACTGTTTTCCTGTGCCTAAAACTATTTCTAAAATATTCTCTTGCTAATTTATATCCAGTTCTAAATCCTGCACGATAGATTTTCTTTTCTCTTAAATCTAAGTTTGCAAAACTATTAAATGAATATCTTAATTTGATTTCACGTTTAAATTCTTTTGGTGTCATAGCTATCCCTTTCAGTTGTAAACAACTTCACGTTGTCTTTCGTTGTTATATCAATAATGACTTATGCCATTATCTTTTCTTTTGTCTGCTCAATTTTAAATATCAATCTTTTAGAATCATTTAGATTCTTTTGATACTTATGAAAGAACTCAAGAGCTTTGCGATGTCGCATCTCTTGTAGATCTCTCATCTTTTGCAGACGAATCTTTAGTTTGTCCAACTAAATCATCCTTCTGTTTAATAGTTGTAAAAACTGTTTTGATACTGCTAATCTTAACATCAATCACTACACCTTTGGCAGCTGGATCTGATGCAATTTCTGCACTATCAAATTCTTCTGTATAAACAAAAGAACATTCACAGTTCTTATTACGAAGGAACTTTACCACTATTTATCCTTTTTGGCAATACTGTTTTTGTTCCTTAGATTCTTAGTCATCTTACAGTAAATGGCTAGATCATCGTAGCTATCAGCTTTGTATTTCTTAGTGCAACGATAGAGTTTAAGTGCCATCATTAAATGACCAACATCTTCAGGTGTTAATGCTTGTTTTATTTTATCAAAAAGTATTATTGAAAACATTTCTGCAAGTAATGCAAAGTTTTCTTCATAATCACCATAATCTTCTTGGCGATCTTTAATTATTTTCTTTTGTATCTTTTCTTCAATGTCAATAAAGTCTTCTTTGTTAATCATGTATATCCTTTTCATTTGTTTACTCTACCCTCAGGGACAACGAAAGGGTGGCTGAGAACAGCCGATGAAAACCCCAAGGGTAGAATGAATAACAATTATTAGTTGTTATTAGTATTGTCTATTACCGAAAGACTTATTGCTTGTAAATGGTTTCTTTTGAAATCCACCAGCTTTAAATCCAGGTTGTTTATTTGCTCCTGCTGTTGCTTGTGCTTCTTTCTTAGTTAAGATCACAGTGTATCCACCTGTTGGATTACCTTCTATGTCTGTTCCATCAAACGCACAGTAGTCATACCAATCACCATTGATATTCACATTCATCTTCCAATTCTTTCCTTCTGGAGCTTTTGGAGAATTAGGTGCTACCATTACTGGTTGATTGTCGCCTGCTTTTTTATTTACGTTTGGAATAAGATTTAAATATATCTTATTCTTTGGTTGGTCGTTCATTATTATACCTCATTTTGAGTTGTGATCTCATCACGCTTACTATTAAATTTATTTAAAATAGAATTGTAAGTTGCGAGATCTTTTATTTTTATCTGATCAAGTAGTTCTCTGTTGGCACGCCAAAGGAAATCTAGTTTCGCTGTGTGCGGTGCGTAGTGAACTTTCTTTACCAGTTCATTAATTATACTATCATCATAATTTATATTGTTTGATGTAGTATCTTTTCCATTCATAGGTTGTACTGGAATATCTAATTCCTCATACTCTTCCTTTGAAGTTACATCTTCAAGAAGAATACCCATGAATGATAAAGCTCGTGTGATTGCAAATGTTTCAGCAATCTCTAAGTAGCCTGGTTTATCACGATACTGCTTTGAGAAACCAGTAGCAATGATATGTTCAGGATCTGATTTAGTTATAATACATTTCATTATAACATAACGATCAGAGTGTTCTTGTATTACACAATTGATTCCATATTCAGTACCAAACACTTCTCTAAAGTATTTAATTTTAGACCAAGCTGATACTGTTTTCTTTCCATGTTGATTTAAGTATGAGCCATTAGCTGCACACAAATCATTAACTATTTTTAGTTTGTCTTTCATTCGTTGTTTCCTTTTTGTTGTTTAAACCCAATCTATTTTTTAATCTATAGACTAAGTCATGTCGTTCATGAATGCAAGAGTAAGCAAATACTTCTTTACCATTATAGTATAATCTACTCCTGTTATTAACTACTTGATGTTTAGTTAATCTTTTAAAAAACTTATCACAATTATAAGCATCATAATGTACATCATTCATTTCAAATGTATGAACATAACCGCTCATAAGTATAATAGTTAATATTAATTTCATTTAGCAATTAATGTTAATAGCAATATTGCTATAACAATAATCAATAATAGTTTTGTAAACAAACTTCTAAACTCCTTATCTTCTTTTTCTTTTAGTTTACGCATTATAATATCATGACGAAACTGTTGTTTGATTTTGTCATGTTGTTTTTGATAATAATTTATATCCATATTCCTACACATAAGTTTACCATATTGTTATTACACATTGTCCCACAAGCTCGCCGCTTTTTTTATCAAATCCATTTGCACATCTTTCCACATATAACTTGAGAAGTCTGGAGGAGGAATTAATTTAGCCATATCCTGAACCGAGCCACGACATAAGTACACAAGGTTCTGACGAATTTTATCAACAATTAAATCTTGTTGAATTAAAAATTCCATATACTCAGGCGTAAGTAATTCACAGGTGTCAGGTGTAAAAACATTAAAGTTATCTTGATTAACATAAAGTAAATGAGGAACTTTTTTTGTAGCGTACCAGTAGAATGCACATTGGCGTACATGATTTATGTCTGGTTGTTTTGGTAAGTATGCTTTTATCCAACTAAAACCAGCTTTGGTATCTGATTTTCTTTTTGATCTATGCTTTGTCTTTAACTCTACAAGTTTAGTTCCATTCATTTGCTCGTAATCTATTCTGCCTATCTTATCTAAAACTAATTCTTTAAATTTATAAGTACAATATCTTTCGCTTGCTACTTCTTCTCCTAGTTTAAGATCATCTAATGCTTTGCAAGTAATCTTAATCATATCAACAAGATAATTTTTTGTATCTTCGTGTTGCTCTTTATCTAATTCATTATGAGGTTTATATTTATCGTACTCAGTAAGCTCTTCCTTAATAATTGTATCTATATTTTTTTTCTCAATAAGCATTCTCTTCTCTGCTTCATACATATATTTAGAAACATATTTTTGTGATGCTCTACCAATAGATACTCCAGCGTTCATTCGGAACGATATGTTTTTATTACGCCTATCAGTTTGATCAAACAAACAATAGTTAACTAACCAATCTGCATTCGTTTGTGCAGTTTGACTTGGTGATCCATGATCAAGTTTAAGTTTTTCATAATACTTAATACAAATATCAGGATCAAAATTATTTATTGCCGATATAGAATTGTTCTTTGTTAAATCAATAACCATTTTTTACCTCTTTCATTGTTGTAAATACTGTTTACCTTTATTGGTTATACATGTCAAATAAATAATTTAAAAATATGTATTGACTATAATAACCATATAGTTTATGGTATTTTTAAACAACAAAAGAAAGGGTTAAACAATGAAAGATAAGTTAAACAAACAAACAATGAAACTGTTGCAAAATTATCACAAAACATTTGATTGTTTTGGTAACAGAAAAAAAGTTAAGAAAGATACATACGAGTGGTATGTAACAACAGTTGAAAATAATAACTTTGAATATGTTATTAGTAAAAAGAATAATACTTTTTATATTAATAAAAAAATACCAAACAAAAGTTGTTATCCAAAATACTACAATAATAAATATGCTGGTCAATTTATTGAAGTACAATTTGACAAAGCAAAGTCATTAAAAAAGGCTAAACAAATAATAACAAATGATAAGGAGATGTAATAAATGAAACACAAACTATTAAAATTCCAAGAGGATAATAAATTTAGCAATAAAGAAATGGCTAAACTATTTGGATTAAAAGGAACTAATCCAATGGTAACTTATTTAAGGTGGAGGAATTGTCAAAGGTTGCCTCACCCCAAACTAATGAAAGTTATTACAGAAAAAACAAATAACTTATTAACACCTAACGATTTTTATGAGGCGTGGTATGAAAAGCATAAATTTTGATAAAGTTATTGTTGAGTGGATGGATATAAATTCTTGTGATGATGCTTGGAATAGTGAAGAGCATTTTAAAGATTTAATGCCAGCATCATGTACAACCATAGGTTATCTTTATGAAGATACACCACACTTTGTAAAAACATTTGCAACATTTAGTTTTAATGCTGATGACACAATAGACTTTGGAGATTGTGTTGTTATTCCTAAAGGTTGCGTTGTTTCAATTAAGAAATTGGAGAACTAAATGATTGATCAACCACTGCACGTTGAAGATGTCATTGATATGTACAACGAAAAGATTTTAATTCTTCAAAAAGAAATAGATAGATTAAACGAAGAGATACAAGTTTTGCATATAGAACTTATGCAAGAAAGAGCTAAGAACAATGATTGATTTTAAGAATACAGGATCACATGATCTTGAAGTTATAATCTACAAGTTAAGAAACTACGCTGATTATCTTGAAGAAAGAATTAAAGATCTTGAACAAGAAATTAAAGATTTAAAATCTAAATTAAAAGATCAAATTAAATCTGACAACTAATGAAAGAAAATAAAATGCAAAATAACTGGCAGGAAGAATGGTTAGATATGCCTGAATTTGTGCAAGAAAAACAAGAACCTTATGCAAAGATTATAATAAGATTTGATAATGAAAAAGATTTAAATGATTTTTCAAAATTAATTAATCAACCATTAAATAAAAAAAACCAAAAGCATTTGGTTTCCAAAATTAATTAGAGGAATAAATTCAAACAAAAGATATATAGATGAATCCTAGTTATCCAGTTTACATAGTATCAAAAGGAAGATTTAATAATTGTCTAACTGTTAGAGAGTTAGAAATTATGAAAGTTCCATATAAAATTGTAGTAGAACCACAAGAATTTGATCTTTATAATAAAAACATTGCAGCAGAAAAAATATTAAAACTTCCATTTAGTAATTTAAATCAAGGATCTATTCCTGCTAGGAATTGGATATGGGACCACTCAATATCACTTGGTTTTGATAAGCACTGGATATTGGATGATAACATTGAAGGTTTTCATAGATTAAATAGGAACATGAAACCAAAGGTTAACTCTGGTACAATTTTTAAATGTGCAGAAGATTTTATAAACAGATATTCTAATGTAGCTTTATCAGGTTTTAATTATTATAATTTTTGCAAAACAACAGATAAAGTTCCACCCATAGTTTTTAATACAAGAATTTACTCATGTATTTTAATTGATAATAAAATACCATTTAGATGGAGAGGAATTTATAATGAAGATACAGATTTATCCATTAGAGTTTTAAAGTCAGGCTATTGTACGATTTTATTTAATGCTTTTTTAATTGGTAAAATTACAACAATGAGAATGAAGGGTGGTAATACAGATACACTTTATAAAAATGATGGAAGAAAAAAAATGGCTGAGTCTTTAAAAGAGCAGCATCCTGATATTGTTAATGTTGTTTGGAAATTTAATAGATGGCATCACAGTGTTAATTATAAACCATTTAAAAATAATAAATTAATTAAAAAAAATAATAAAGTTTTTACTAATAAAATTAATAACTATGGGATGCAACTTATAAACTAATGGCTAGATATAATTATTTTGTAGGTGGATTTGGCGACTTCTATTCCGAGTGGCATAGGAATAAATGCTCAGACATAGGTTATATAGATATTGATTCAGTTCCTATCTGTATTAATAAACCTTGTTGGAAACCACTTGCAGTTATTGAAACTGTCTATGATACTGGTAAGAATTACAAGAAATATACCACAGTTGTAGAATACATAGCCAAAGGCTTAAATATACCCTGTTTTTTGCTGTATTATAAACCTATACCTCAGACGGATAGCCTAGAGTTCAAAGTTCAGCGTCTATACCCCTTTAAAAGCGATTTAAACCCTATTCTAGAGGAGGAATGGTACTACGAAATGCTTAAACTACAGATTGAGCATGATAAAGTGTGTAAATACAAGGTAAAATGAATAAATATACTAAGTTAAATGGCGATATAGTGGAACACCCTCTATTTTTAGGCTTACCAGTGAGGAGGAAAGCTCATTGTTTTTCTGTGTTGGTAATGCTTTTAAGGTACGCTAATTATAAAACTGGCGAGTGCTATCCAAGGCTTTCAACCATTGCCAAGCCTCTAGGTTTATCAAATGTCACAGTTTATAAGTGCATTAACACAATGATTGAAGGCGGCATACTCTTAAAGGAACGCTTACCTTCTACTA